TTTTATTACCACAGAAGACAATGTCGTCTCCGTTGACAACTACCAATTTCCTTGCTATCATTCGCCAAGCCTCCTGTGACCCGAAGGCCAAAAAAAGTGTAGCAATGTTGGAGATGCAAAGAAGTGGGAAAGAGAGGTAGTTACCCATCAGTTGACCTGATTCTTGAGAAAATTCATGTGTTGACCCCTTAGAGTCGACCCACATAACGGTTCCAGTTAAGGAACTCTTCGCAAGGTCCCATATTTGAGTTGGGACATGGGTGGAAGTGCTTTGAAGTACTTCAAGAATATGGAGTGCGTGCTTACTCGACAAATTGTCAGTCGAGGCCTCATAATCACCAGAGATTATGTCACCGGTCTCCTGTAAGAAACCGTTGAAAGCAGAGGGAAGTGGTTCACCACGTAATGTGGTACCCTTTCGGGTGAGAACGTTGTAGATGGTGCGGTGCAGGGGTGCCAGCAGATGCTGCCACTGAGAATTCAAGGTGACCAGACGTAATTTTCCTGAGTCTGGGAAAGCAAAAGCTCTTCTTTGTTTCACCGATGAATAGCACTCGGAGGGTAGATTCATCTCCCCCTTGCAATAACTTACGAACGAATCATGTGGTAGATCCCATTCGGAGGCCTGGATGCCTTCAACAACCTTTCCGTTAGAAAGGATGCCTGTCATTACTTCTCTATCATAACCGCGATCCCATCCTGCTCTGAATGTAGGGATGAGATAATTAGAAAGCGCGGATTTATATTCAGGAGAGTTTAAGGGAAGTTGACTGAGTTTTTCTCCGTAGGAACGAAGCAAATCGTCAGGATTTTGGTCCTTCGGAATGAGCTTCGCGAAGAGAAACCCGGAAAAGAGGGTAGACGCCTCATCGTTAGACACAGCTTTCGGAAACTGAGCCATGTCGACCAGAGACGCCTTGGGCGGTACGGAGGGGGGTAGTAGGTCTGGAAGGAGCGTGAGTGAGCGCATATGGCGCCACGAAGAATCCAGATCGCATACAGTGGTAGTTTTTTGTCTAGTTGTCTGCATGGATGATTGGATGTAAAAAGGAGTCCGTCAGGTGGACCAGGCCGGTCCCGGTTATGGTTCCTGGACTTCATTAAGTTGAGTATCTCTTTTTGCTCAACCGAAGCCCGTCCTACTGCCGGTCAGTGGGCCCCTGAGTGACTTCGGAGTCTTCTTACTTTTCTAGAAGACTCCGGGTCACTGAGGGACTAGGAGAATTTATTATGTTTACCGGTTCGGTTGGCCGGCCTCCCCCAACAACCAAGTTAGAGATGACAACGGACGGTTTCCCGCCCTTCCGTATCATCCTTAGGAAAGCGAAGTAGCTTGACTAAAACAACGCTCGCAACGTAATTGCGCCCCCTGGGAGTTTCCGATGCTAGAG